AATCTTATGGCCGATGAAGTATGTTCTACAGTAGATTTCCATAACGTTGGGCCATACTTAATTATATCATTTAATGCATATCTAGTTCCAGTTGCCCATTCGCCTTTATATTCAATTCCAGAATTTACAATATCCCAGAAACTGTATTGACTGTTTAAGTAGTCTGCAGAACTAGTATGTCCTGTATTAGCTCTATAAAGTATACCGTTGTATCTTACAACATCTGATACTTTATATCTAGTTGTAGTAGTCCAATCTCCACTCCAATGGTCTGATTTTGTTACTTGTGACCACTTTCCTTGATCTGCTTCTAAACCTAGTGCTAGTGTAGCCGATGAAGTATGTTTAGTGTTTACTACATACACATATCCATTATATCTTACTACATCACCTAAGTTGTAGTCTGTACTAACAGTCCAGTTATGTAACCAGTTAGTAACTTTTGCTACAATTTCCCAATAAGAATTATCTTCAGTTAATCCTAATAGTGTTGTTGATGCTGAAGTGTGTGGTGTTAAACATCTATAAACATATGCATTAAATTTAACAATATTTCCTACATCATAGTATGTACTTGGCAACCATTGATTTTTCCACTCGTAACCATCTTGCATCAATGTCCATATAGGTGAAGCTGCATTTAAGTCAGTGTAAAAACTCGAGTCTGAAGTATGTCCTATTAAACAAACATATGCTTTACCTTGATAGATAATAAAGTCATCTTTTATGTATATTGTTGCCGTTGTCCAAACATTTTTCCAACGGAATCTAATTCTATCAATTCTAAAATCTGCCATTATATTATCCTATTCCGTCCGACGATGATCCGTCATCGTAAGTATGATTTTGTCCTACTCTTGCCACTAGTTCACCTTCTGAATTAATATAATAATCAATATTACGATCGTCCCAACGGAACTGTTCGTAATTTAAGTTTTCGTATATCAATCCTTTATTAACATCTCTGCCTTCAAAAAAATCTTGTCCTTCAGTAAAGTCTGGATAATTTGCTGTAGGATCTCCAGGATTATTTAATGTCAAGGAGTCTTCATTTTTTAATTGATCAACTTTACCAATAAACAATTCTCCTTCGTCAGTTCTTCTTAATCCGTAAAAAAATCTATTTTGAACTGATGCATTAATATGATCTTGACTTGTTCCTATATAATTTCCCATAACTATTCCTTATACAATATCTACATAACTGAGTATAACATCCATACTATCAGTTTCGCTTGACTTAAACGAAATAACGTTAGTTGGTGCTAATATTATTTTTTCTGCTGGCCCTAAAGGCTTTAAACTTGAGTTTGGTGGTATCATAACATCTTTTAAATAAAACCCATCAACACTTGTATCATCATGTATTAACACACTAACAAAGATATTAGATTGCGTAAGATTCGTCATACTAATTCCAATAATTGTTGAACGAGTCGACGCATCAGTTGTTATCCCTGGTACTTGTAATACACCTATGTCTTTTAATACTTTACTTCTAAAAAATGTTGCCATCGTATTCTATCCTAAACTTAACACTAATTCTAGTGCAATTGATTCTGCATCTGCTGTGGTTATACCCGAAGCAGAGCCTGCAACTGATACCCAACTCGATCCGTCAAATATTTCAACACGTTGTTCTGCTGTATTAAGACGCATCATTCCTGTTTCACTATTTACAAACGGTGGCCTCTGGGCTGAAGATCCGTTTGGAATAACTAATCCACTAGTTCCAGAAAACTTTACATAGCCAGTACCTGTTGTATTAAATTGTGTAATACTGTTTGCAACTTCGTTAGTTATAGTATTGCCTTTAATACTAATAGTATTATTAAATAACGTTTTACCAGTTCCACCTGGTACAATTTCTACATTTGTATTTGTTGCTGAACTAATAGTGTTACCGTCTATTGTAATATTATCAACTGTAACTCTTGGAGCATTTAATCTTGTACTATTAATATCTACTACAGTAGTGCCGGCAATATTAAATCGTATAATATTATCATTTGCGCCTGGTGTTACTTCTGCTGTAATTTTTGTATTACCGTCTAAATCCTGTACACCATTAAGTACTGTCCAGTTTGATCCGTCATACCCTTCAAACGTATTTAACTCAGTATTATATCTAGTATACCCTGTTGCTGGTGTTGGGCGTTGCGCTGATGTTCCTTTTGGAAGTTGTAACGCACCTGTTGAATTTATTATTACATTTAGCCCAGTACCCGGAGTTAAATTTAAAGCACTTGCACTAGAAATTGTATTACTATTAATACTAATGTCGTCAATTACTATTGATCCAGTTCCGCTTGCTCTTAATTCTAAATTTGCATTTGATACAGTTGATGTTATAAAGTTATCTCTTATTTGCACATCGCCTATATTAGCTTCTGTAGAAGTTACATCATTAATCCAAGAGTTATTCCATCTCTTTGCTACTGTGCCTAAATTGTAAGTAGTAGTTACGTCAGGAACTAAATCACTTGCAATTTCTGCATTAATTGTAATTGAGTCTGTATCTGCGTCACCTAGTGTAATATTACCGTCTGCTGTAATGTTACCAGTTACATGTACACTTCCGTCAACATTTAAATTTGAATGTACATTAACAGCACCAGTGCCGTTTGGTCTAAATTCTAAGTTTGCATTAGAATCGTTTGTTGTAATTGTATTGCCTTCAATGTCAATTGAATCAATTCTTAATTTGTTTTGATATACTACATCGTCAAGTGTACCTAAGTTTAGGTAGTTGCCCGAAGTACTAATAGTGTTGTTAGCAAAAGATATGTCAGCAATCGTTGCAGTGGTTGCAACTAAATCTGTTGTTTTTGTTGTTCCGTTTACATCTAACTCATATTGAGGTGAACTTGTTTTAACGCCAAGACGTGAGTTGTTAACATCTAGATATAATAGGTTCGTTTCAAAAGCTAAATCAATCCCTCCTCGGGTTAGATTTGACTTTAAAAGCGGACCGGATATGCGACCAACAGCCATCTTTTTTCCTCAATACGGGGATCCTGTCCCTCTAGCCAATCTTTCATCCGCTTTTACGGTTCTTTGCTGGTTAACCACAGTTTGTTTATAAAACATCAGTCATGCTTTATTATTAATATTTATCGTTTTTGAATATAATTATCCAAGTAGTATTGTATATTGAAGCAAAATATCATCATAGTCTGCTCTACTAATAACACTTCCAGAACCAGCAGCACTTATATAGTTGCTACCGTTATATGTTTCCATAAGATCTGTTTCAGTGTTCCACCGAGTATCTCCTAATACAGGAGAGCCAGGACGTTGTGCAGTGTTTCCTGACGGAATTGTAACAGCATAACTTCCAGGAAATTTATTTGCACCATATCCAGTAACATTAAAATTTATTATATTATCGAAACTTTTAATTTGTTGTGTTCCAACAGTTTCGCCTATGTATATGTTATCAATTTTTACTGACTTATTTTCTGATGTTCCAGCAGGTGCAAATACTAAATTAGTATCTGTTGTTGTACTAATAAGACTACCGTTAATATTAATGTTATCTACTTGCAATGCGTTTAATGTTATTCCTGTAGATGCAACAGTTCCTACACTGGCATTATTTACAGTCAATCCTATAGTATCATTAGTAGGATGAGCAACAACATTAGTTAACGCATTATCTGAGTATACTCCGCCAAAGATAGTATTACCACCAAAGTATCCTTCAAATTTTGAAGTGTCAGAGTTAAACCGTATTCCTGAATTAATATTAGTTCTTTGACCAGTTGATCCAACTGGTAGTGCCATTGCTGCTGTTGTGTCTGCTAATGTCATGTTTGCAGATAGTTCTAAATTTGTAGTACTTGTAATGGTATTAGTTGAAAGCCTTAAATTTTCTAATTTTACAATACCTGAAGAGTTTCCAAGAAGATCTAAGTTAGAATTAGATATTTGTGTTGTTATAACATTAGTGTCAATTTTTATGTTAGGCACTTCTAATGATGCACTGTTTAATCTAAATGAGTGTATGTTGTCCCAGTAATTACTACTGCTTCCTAGGTTAGAAACATTGTTAACATCAGGAATTAAGTCACTAACCATATCAGTATTAAAGTCAATAGTATCCGAAGCATCATTACCGATAGTAATACTTCCGCCCATAGTTATAGTTGAAGGAGTGTCTAAATTACCAAATATTTTCATATCAGATAATACATCAACTATTCCAGTGCCGTTTGGTGTTAAATCAAAACTTGCATTACTATTAAACGTTGATATTATATTATCTGTAATTCTTATATTATCTGTTTCTATTGTCGATGCAACAATAGCTTCAACTGCATTAAAGTTAATGTTACCGGTTGATACATTTAAGTTTGACCCGTTAAGTGTATAATTTGCAAGTTGTGATGTAGTAGATGTAACCCGTAAGTCGCTTGTTCGCATAGTGTTGCCAATAATATCTAAATCACTAGCAGGGGCATCTTTATTAATACCTAGTCTATTTGTACTTACATCAAAGAATAAAAGAGGTGTGTCGGCCGCATTGTTACGAAAGTCTAAATCAACACCGTTGCGTGTTAAATTTGCTTGTAATAATTGACCTGAAATTCTACCTAAACTCATATACTGTATCTCCTATACAGTATTTATAGGTTTACTTGTCGAAGTTATGTAAGGCTGTTACTGGTTTACCTGCATCTGGTGCTGAAGTAAACACAAGATAGTATCCAGTTTGACGTGCGGTTCCGGTACCCGTTCCTACACCTGTTGCTGTAAATACAGTATCAACACTACTGTTAGCGGCACCAATTAGAGTAAAGTTTGTGTCACCTGCTGTAATAATTTTATATTGCAAACCAATTGAGAATGATCCTGCTGTTACTGTTCCGCCACTGCCTACTGCCGCAGCTGGATTTTGTGCTAGTGTGTAGTTTGTTGTTGCTAACTGAAATACGTTTTCAACAAGAACTAAAACATTTTGTGCTGCTGCCGGCGCTGGGTAATTTGTATCTCCAGAAGCCATTGGGCCAAATACTACCGCACTTCCATCACCGTTTCCGAGAGTTTGTTGAGTAATGCCAGACGGTATAGGCTCTGCATATCTTACTGTTCTCCATGCTGAATTTTCATACGCTTCAACTTTGTTTAAAGTAGAATTATATCTTATTTGTCCGTTAGCAGGAGTTGTTGGACGTTGCCCTGTTGTACCGTAAGGTATACGCATTGAGTTAGTACTATCAGCAATTAACTGATCTAATGTATCAACTTGTAAACCCCTACCGTATATGTTACGTGAGTTAGTATTTTGTCCTTTTAATAAACGCATGTTACACTTCCATATAACTTACAGTACAAGATAAGTCTGTATTGCCTGAACCAGTGTCTGGTGTTGCTGTAAAGCTAAGTTTATCACCTGCTTCTAAAATAATTCTTTCTGAATCAAAAGTAAAAGTTTCACCTGCAGGTAATACTAGTTCTTTAACAACACAAGTTATGCTATTACTTAAAGCACTTCCTGAAGGAATTAAATGCATTGTAAAATTAGCTCCTCTTGATGCTGCACTACCGCCTGTTGGGCTATAAGTATTACATACTAATACGTTTGTAATTGCATATTGCTTAGATGCCGGTACAGTAATTGCATCTAGTTGCGTTGTTGTTAATTGTTGTGTTGCGATTGCCATTATTGTTTCCTTTTAGAATACCATGCTATAAACTAGTGCTCTGTTTTTACTTACCAATTCATCTCTGTTATTACTTTTGTTAATGAAAAACAAGCCACTGCCGCCTGTTGATTGTGTTTTAGAGTAAAGTTTAAAGCCTTCGGTTGGTTTTGCAGGATCTGTAGCTGCATCATTTTCTCCAGCAGTCTCTGTCATTTCTAAATGATCTTTTATTTTTACGGATCCTGATCCAGGAGCTCCTAATACTAAGTCTGCATTACTTGTTGTAGTTGTAATCTCATTATTTTGTATCATTACATCAAACATTTCAAGTCTATCTGCAAATAACTCAGCTCGTGTAGTACCATTAATATCAAATTGTAATTTACTATCACTACCGGTTATACTAAAGTCATGTGCTTCAATTGCTGTATCAGACTCTTGTAATCTTGCAGGAACACTTCCTGTTGATAATGCATAAGTTACGTAATCTACTACTGATTTTGTGTTCGGAATAATGTCATCTTCAATAGTGACACCACTGCCGCTATCTACTACAACACCGCCGGAATATGTAAAAACTCTTTGTTCGTAATTAGTTGTATTTGTTACTGATAAAACACCAGTACCTGGATTTAAATATAAATTAGCATCAGAAAACATACCAGTTGCTTTAATAGGTACTGTATTTGTACCTTGTTCAAAAGTCCAAGTACCTGTTCCGGATGTTCCTCCAAGTGTCCAAGCTAGTTGTTCGTCATATACCATAAATGCATTAGGAACTGACCCTCTTTCAATTTCTATTCCACTTCTATAATTTAACGATGCAGGAAGTCCTGCAGCAATGTTATCTTTAGAAAGTACAATTATATTATCAGCAATAGTTACTATAGTTGAATTAATTGTTTGAGTGTCACCTTTTAATTCTAGGTCACCTGTAACTACGACTTTTCCAGATAAGTCACCAGATCCGCCTGTTGCGTCAAGTATAATTGACCCACCATTCCTTACCGAAACTTTGTAATCACCGTTACCTACTCTTAAAAACTTTGACATTTATAATTTCCTTAAATTGTTGTGGGGAACTTGCCCCCACAACATTTATAGCTTATGTTAACCTGCTTGTGCGTCAACTACAATGCCGCCAGTTTCTGTTGCTGCTACTGTTACTACACCACCTGATGTATATCCAGTAAATGCGCCGCCGTTAATACCTGCTAATTGGAAAGTATTTGTTGCAGTACCTGCTACTGTGTATGCAGTTTCAATGTTAAGCTCTACCATGCCAACTACTCCACGAATCGTAACCTTGGTTCCGTTTGCAAGAGCGTGACCGTTAGATGTAATAACAACTGGATTAGCTGCTGTTGCACCTGTGATTGGTTTTTCAACTGCTGCTGATAAACCTGCGGCTGTTCTAGCCCACTTAGCATTTGAAGTACCTTCAATTTGCATTGATCTATTGCGAAGTTTAGTAATCTGCTTAGTAACACCTGCACTGTCTGCAACGTTAATACAAAATTCGCTTGCAGCTAAAGTTCCAGGCGTTTTATTAACTAGTGTACACACTTCAGTTTTAGTACCGTCAGTAACGTTAAACTTGGTAGTTGATCGTTGTGACTTGATATGTGATTCTGTTGCGGCTGCTACTTCTGCGCCGGCAGCAAATCTTACTGCTGTTACTTGAATCTTTCCAGCACCGTCTCCGATGTGTTTTTTATTAATTGGTCTTCCCATTTTTTTTCTCCTAATATGTTACGTTCTAAGTAATACGCGGCGGGTAAACCGCATAAGTCCTTGACATTGTATTTATCAATCTGTTATTAGAAACAATTATAGTATGATAATCATTATATCAACGCTTTGTGTGCATATTTTTTAATAAAATTTTAATTGCTTGTTGACGTTTATACTCTTTGATTAAACGAAGGTATTCCCTCAATGTGAACTCGTGCATAACACTTCTCCTGGTTAAAGGTTAAGTGCGTTCCTTCACATAAGTTACAGTTACTTCCGTCCTTAAAGGATGAACGTCTAACAATATTTAGTCAAAAAAATAGGCCCAATGAAGGGCCTATTTTAGTTAGTAATACTATACTTTAGCTAAAGCTAACGTTAGCACTAGTAATTGCAACATTACCTAAGTAATCTGCTGCGTTACCAAGTGAAGATGCTGAGTTAGACAATTCAACGTAACCATAACGTGTCATAAATGATACGACTGGCTCGAATGAAGTTGGATCTAACACTACACCACTGCTCATCAATGGAATGTATGGGCAATAGAATGCAGCTGCATCCGACTCGCTAGTACCTTTATAGCCAACAAGTACAGCAGCATTATCTGCAGCATATGTGTTAACATAAATCTTCATAGCACTGTTTAAAGTTCCAACCATCTTAGTGTTAGTTGGTGCTTCAAAAGTACCTTCAGTAGTACGTGCAAATGCCGAAGTTGTAGCACTTTGTAGGATTGTTAGTGCAAAAGGACTAACAACTGCCCAGTTACCTGCGCCTCTACGTGTACGCTGTGCAATCAAGTTTGATACTCTGTTGATTTGAACTGCAAGTGCTGCATGCTCGTCACCAACGAAAGTAGCTGTACCGGATACTGCTGACTGGTCATAAGTTTGTGCAGCTGTACCAGACAATGTCTGTAGGCTGTTTAGAACTTCTTGATCGATTTCAGCGGTAATTTCTTGTGCTAATGCAGCCATAATCTCTGCTTCAACATCAATACCGTGCATTGATTGTGCGTCTTGTGCTGCTTCGAAAGTCCAGCGAGCGGATAGCTTACGTGACTTTGCTTCAACAGTTTGTTTCATGATCTGGATAGACATTTTACGTCCAGCTAGACCTTCCTTAGTAGCAGTTGCATCAGCAACACCAGCTGGATCAGTACCAGTACCGGAATATGCAGTAGCAATTTTGAATGGGCTAAGAGCCTCTTCACCTGCTGTTGCGTTGTCGTTGCTTTCAGCATAACGAACGCGAAGTGTGTGGATCTGACCCACAGGACCTGTCATAGGTTGTACGCCTACCAATTCGTTAGCTATAACGGTTGGCATCACACGTCTGATGACTGGAAGAATAACTCTATTAAGAGTTGCGATATTACCGGCGGAAGTTGCACCAGTGCCTGCTGTTTCTGCCAAGTACTTACGAGTATTCTCGAGCGTACTTGCCATAACTGCTTTCTTTGTGCCTGATAGGCCTTCAAGAAGTGCACCTTTTGTTTCCTGCCAGCGACTTTCTAGTAGTTCTGACATAATTATCTCCTTATTTAATTCCAGCTAGACGTTTGATATCAATTACGTTTGAATCGTCTACTGAGTTATTAGTTTGAACTGTTTCTCTATTGCCTGTTACTTCTGTGCCTTCTGTTAGTTTAGCCTTTTTAGCTTTCTCTGGTGCATCGCCTTCAATAACTGTTGGCAAATATTTCTCAAACTGAGATTGTAATCTGTTAGTTTGAACTGATTCCAGTAAGTCTTTCATAATGTCTTGCTGTTGATTACCTAATGGGGCAATCAAACTATGCATAATTTCTTTACGCTTTGCAGTTTCAATCAATTGCTTCTTTGCAACTTCTTGTGCTTCAACAACTCTCTTTGCTTTAACAGCAAATGCTTTTGCTTCGGCTAACTGCTTATCTTTAGTATTTACAACTTTCAATAGCTTAGAAGTTTCTGATTTCTCATTTAAATAACTTCCTTGATATTCATTTGCAAACGCTTCAAACAATTTACGTCCAAAATCATTTTTACGTGCAGTGTCAATATCTTCTTTAAGTTGATGAATTTCGCCGCGTAAGGCTTTATCAACTGTAGTAGATACTGCTTTTGCACTTCTTTGAATAAAGTTTTCTTTGACCGTATTCAAGTGTACCTTAGCGTTCTTAATAAGGCGTACCTTAGTTTCAGCTAAATCTTTTTTATCTTCGTAAAACTCAGATATTTCGTTGGCTAGTGCGTCGACTATAAACTCTTCAAGTTTTGAAAAGTTGCTAGCCATTGCCTTTTGTTCTTCGTGTAGTTCAGACACTTCTTTTTTAAGTGCTTCCATAACAAAGCCTTTAAGTACCCCTGCGTTTTCACGCATTGCTACTGCATACTTTGCTTTAGCTTTAGATAACTGCTTGCGGTCTTGTGCAAATTCAGTTAGCTCTTCTGATAATCGCTCAGTAATTAAACTATCGATAGCTTCTACCATAGTAGTTTTATCGTGTTCATACTTCTGAGCAAATTCTTCACGGAGTTCAGCTGTGGCAGCAAGACGATTTTCTTTAATCTTTGCGTCCCACGCTTCTTCAAGTTCCCGGCGCACATCCTCTGAAACGACATCGTTTTCAAAAAGTGTTTTTAGTGCATCCAACATGTTTATGTTCTCCTTTTATTGGAGTCTACTGATTATATTAATCAGAGATTCTTTTAAATATTTTTGTGCCTTTGGATCGTGCTTTGTTGCCTGTGCTAATTCGTAAGCCTTCATCCCACCCCGTGCGTTCATTAAATGCTCGTATACTGGAGTTGGATATGCACCGGGTGCTGATGGCTGAGCCACAACATCCACAGTGATAATTTCAAAGTCGGAAACTTCTCCGTTACCGCTTTCGGATACATTACCAGAGCCCCTAGATGAGACGCCTAGTTTAACATTGCTTTCAAGCATTGTTTTAACTAAGAGTCCCATAGGAGTTGGTAGTATTTTTAGTTTACCATAACCGTTTGGGCCATCCATCCACATTTCTGTGATCATATGACTTACACGATCTAAGTTTATATTAAGTCCTTCTGGATGATCAACTTCACCAAGAACGCTATATCCTCCTGAACATTGATCGTTGAGAGTTTTGACAGCCCGTCCAATTTCGTTTACAGGATACACACGCTGGTTAGCATTGCGTACTCCGCCTTGTATACAAATTCCTTTCATATACAAGTCTTTCCCTTCATTGGCAGATTCAACGACTATATTAGCCTGGTCGAATGTCAGCACCTCAGATAAATTTTGCATCCAAATTCCTTAATTAACCGATAACAGGTTTCTTGTTAGCAGCTGTGTCGCCCTGGCCCTTTTTCTCAGCGCCGTGGCCTTTAGTACCTTTTAATGACTTAGATGCTTTGCCTCCAGGAACATTAACGTTACCTGCATTTTCTTCTTTAGAAGTATTTGCAGCTAGTCCGCCTGTTGTACCTTTAGTATCTGCGTCTTTGCCTTGTACTAAGTTACTTGCAGAACCGCCCATGTCGTTCTTACCAGCTACAGCTGACTTAGTGTTTGCACCGTTGTCACCCATTGTTGCTGATATTTTTTCAACATATTCACGCATCTGCTCTGTTGGAGTTAAGTCTTCATCGGACTCTTCCTCAACTTCTTCGTCTGACGCTTCGTAAGCCATTGATTCTTCTTCTGGCTCGTCCATGTTGTCCATTTCTGGCTCGTCCATGTCTGCATCATCCATATCTTCGTCATCAGCTGGCATTTCAGCGTCATCGCCTTCATCGCCTGCCATCATGTCTTCAAATTCTGCTTTAAGTTCGTCGAGTGCATCTTCAAGATCAGCAACACGATCTTCTACGTCACCATCTTCTTCGTCGCCTTCGCCGCCTTCGTCACCCATGTCTTGTATATCTGACATCATGTCGTCTGTAGGATCGCTACCCATTGCTGGTGCTTCCATATCGTCTTCACCTTCGACTTCAAATTCGTCTAGGTTAAAATCTTCTTCTAGATCTTCATCATCGGAAGCTTCATCTACTTCTTCATCATCGGAAGCTTCATCTACTTCTTCATCATCAGAAGCTTCATCAACTTCTTCATCGGAAGTTTCATCTACTTCTTCATCATCGAGATCATCTTCTAAAAGATTTTCATAAATTTTACGTGACTTTTCCACTACAATATTGTGAAAAAGCTCTTCTGCTTTTGCTTTGTCGTCATTAACTAAGCATTCAAGCATTTCTTCGAACTTCTTTGAATCTGCCATTTTATTCTCCTATAAATGTATTACCTATGGTAAGGCTGTCATGTGTATTTAACAAGAGTATAGAAAACTACCTCGAAACAGGCTCAAAACGACATTTTTTTACAATTTCCAATTAAATTGCAAAAATTTTATTAAAATCTTCAACTAGCATAGTTTTGTAGTTACTAAGATTATTTAGCTCGTCAGGGCAGTAGTTATCTTTTGCTATAACTCGAATATAGTTTATTTTAGTATTTTGTTGTATAACGTCAATAGTTTGTTTAAGCCAGTTGCCATGATATGTTGCTCCGTCAACTGATTTTTTATAATTCTCAGTGTCTGCATATATGTTATTAAAATGGTCACCAACGTCTTTACCTTTATAATCAAATCCAAGTATAAACACTTGTAATGGACAGTGTTGGCTTGCTAACCACAACGCTGTTGGTCCTGAACTCCATCCTTTGCTAGGTTGAAAAAAATTAAAACTAGACATGTTACTATATGCTTTATTTGGATTGGTCCAAACTTGTGAGTTTCTTTGTTGATACTTGTTTTTATTAAGTTCTAAAACCATTTTAACATCAACTGCTACTAAGTAGTCGGGATCGTACTCTCGGTACAATGCATTACAGCCGTATACTTTTCCGTGTGATTTTAAGTTAGTAAGGTTTACAGAAGTACGACTTAGGCCGTTTCCTAATACAAAAGATGTTTGACTATCCGTAGCACTAGCTACCGGAGGTCGAGGAACAACTTGAGGAGCTTTCGCAGCTCGCTTTGCTGCTTTTTCTATCTTTTTTTGTTCTTTTAATTTACGGAATTGGTCTTTTGTGTAATCAGCTTTGTTTAGTTTGGCCATAAAACTTAAACACCAGCAGCCGCCGCTTGCGCAGCAAGTCCATACATTTGCCTAACGATATCTAATTCTTTGGTTTTCTCTTTTTTATGAACTTCAGATCCTTTTCTAGCTCTATTAATCTGAGACAGAGTTAGTCGTGTTTTCCTAGTATCATCAGGATCTACTACAGACTGATCAAACTCAGGTTGGTACTTGTCGTCCTCGATTGTTTCAAGGGTGTCTTTATCAAAATAAAATAGTTCACGTAGTATCATATTATTATTTATACCGTTTGGTCCGTTGCCGCGCCTGACCCAGGTACCTCTCCTGTTACTGTTTCTGGTGGTGCACCAGCTCCACCGTCTTCTGGTGCTGGATCTGTATCAAGAATATCTTCAGCACCATCAATATCAGCACTAATTCCTGCACTACTAATTCCAACGCTTCGCATTTCTCCCGAAGCATCACCTGTTGGTGCAGCTAAATTTTCATCATTCTCTTCACGCCATAGTCTTTCGTTCTCTGCAATTTCTTCTTTACTAAGACCTAGGAATCTTTCTAGTGCAAACCTATTTGACAGA